CCACAACATCTACTTCACAGTCTGGCTACATTAACTGGAACAGCAGTAGTGTAAACTATAACTACGATATGGTTATAACTGCTAGTATTGCTGCTAGTGGGGGCACTGGTGCAGATGGACAATGGATCTACTTTGGATCTAATGCTGCCATAACAGGTAATCCCGGTAATACCAACACTTATGGTGGCATAGCGGTAATGAACCATTATTATAGTAGCGCAAGTCAGTTTGAGGTTTATGTTAATAGTACACAAACTAATATTCTCTATATTGGTAACGGTAACTATGTGACCTCTGGAGTTACATTATGGAACGCCAGTTACACCAGTTTCTATAACTTAACATTAAAGATTCGCAAGATACAAAACGGCAACCGTATGTTAGAAGTATATCTCAATGAGATATATCAAGGATCAGTTAACATTGGTAGTTGGACTCCAGTTGGAAATTACTTTGGTGTAGCGGCATACACTGGAGGATCCACTGCTCAAAACTGGGTCCGTCAATTAAGAATAGATTGGTAAGATGATTATTCAAGGTGCTTCACTCTACAATGTTGGGTATGTAATTGATCAACAACCGTTTGTTAAAACCAACGCATTGTTATACCTAGATGCTGGACAAACCGCCAGTTATTCTGGTTCAGGCACCACCTGGACTGACTTGAGTACCAATACCAACAACGCTACATTCACTGGCAGTCCACCTTTTACCAGTGCTGGTGCCGCCAGTTATTTCTCGTTCAATGGTGCCGGCACTCAACTGGCTAGTACCGCCACCGGCAAGTACAACACCACCTACACAGGCAAGACAGTATTCGTCGCTGCAAGAATGAATGCCAGTTTTGGTACCAGTCAATATCGATGCCTGTTTGGTACCCCAACTGGTACCAGAAACTTCAACACCTATATCTATAGTCCCAGTTCGGGTGTTTATGATATACACGGCAGTTTTGGCAGTGGTGCTATATTGTCAAATCCCCTAACGTTGACAACTGGACAATGGTTTACAGTGGGTATTACTCAAGACGCCAGTGGAAATATGACGGGCTACTTTAACGGACAGTCTGTTTATAGCGCCACAGGGCAAACACTAGCACAATGGGTCAGCAATGGTGGCGAAAATGTAGCCTATGGTGACAACTACTGGTATGGTGATATCAGTGTAGTGGCAGTCTACAGTCGAGCATTGTCGGCTGCAGAAATAGCACAAAACCATGCAGCAATTAGAACAAGGTACGGTGTATGAACATAGGCGGCGGAATCAAGATCGGCAACGGTATAACTATTGCAAACGATAGTACTGTTGCGGGCTTGCCTGGAAGTTTAGAATTTGGCGGTGGATCAGACGGAAGTGGATCTTATCTAAGTTTAAGTCCAGGATTTACTATGGGCAGTGGTGCTTACACTATTGAGGGGTGGATCTACTTACCTAACTTCAACAACCATTGGGGAATCTTGGGAAATTTTAATACACCCAACGGACCAATGAGTTTATTTGTTGCAAACTCAACTACTTTTACCACAGACTCATATGGCGGTGGCGGAGAGTTTACATACACAGTTCCTACTATGAGTGCCAATACTTGGTATTACTTTGCGCTGACAAGAAATAGTAGTCATCGATCAACCTTGTTCCTTGGCACAACACCCGGCGGCACAGCCACTAGAAGCTCAAGCGGTCTCCTTACTGATACTATTGACTATAATTCAGGCGGCGGTAATACCTTAAACATTGGTACATACTACTCATCCAATTTGCCTTTAGGCGCTTATATGACCAATTTGAGAGTTGTAACAGGATCAAATGTTTATGATCCCACACAAACAAGTATCGCAGTACCATCGGCTCCATTGACCGCAGTTGCAAATACCAAGTACTTGATGGTAGGCGATAGTACCACTGATGATGGTAGTGGAACGCAAACAGTTACCGTACACGGTAGTATAACCCAAACTTCTTCAATCAAACCATTTTAGTATTAACCTAACTAGTTGATTTAATCCAAAACTTCATGTATAATAGCATGATGCTGAATTCAATTTTAGACACAGTTACACAATTACTTCCTGCAAAACGAAAAACCAATTCTACATCGGGGTGGACCAGTTTCAATGCTGTGTGTTGTGATGATCAGCGTGGTCGTGGTGGAATTATAACCAATCCTGGTGGCAGTGTGAGTTATCACTGTTTTAACTGTAATTTCAAAGCCAACTACACTCCGGGTCGGCACTTGAACTATCGATTTCGTAAACTGTTAACCTATCTGGGCGCAGACGAAACAACTGTCAAGCGTTTGGTAATTGATGCCATACGCATTAAAGAATTAGTCGAACCTGTTCAAATAGAAGAAGTTCGAGAAGAAATAACGTTTAGGAAACGCCCCTTGCCTGCGGAAGCACAGATACTTCAAGCACTGGAAACATTTCATAAATTGGCCGACACTGCTGATACTCCGGCACATCATGCGCCTGTGTTGTATATGGCACAACGTGCAATAGATTTACAAAAATATGAATGCTACTACAGCTCGGAACAACAGTATAACTTGCACAAGCGAGTTATAATTCCATTTACCTGGCGAAATGAAATTATTGGATATACGGCAAGAGCATTTGACGCACAAGTCAAGCCCAAGTACTACAGCCAATACGACGCCAACTATGTGTTTAATACAGACCGTCAGTTGCCCAATGCCAAGTTTGTCGTTGTTTGCGAGGGGCCCATGGATGCCATGAGCATAGATGGTGTTGCAGTGCTGGGTAATGAATGCAGTGAAACGCAGGCTGACATAATTGACAGTCTGGCACGAGAAGTCATTGTGGTGCCTGATGCGGATCGAGCCGGTGTTCAATTGGTCAATTCGGCTCTAGAATACGGATGGAATGTGAGTTTTCCCTTATGGTTGGGCACCTTTAAAGACATTAATGAAGCAGTGATCAAGTACGGTAAATTGTTTGTGTTAAAGAGCATACTAGAAGGACGAGAAACCAATAGATTACGAATTGAACTGAAAAAGAAAAAATTAAATACGCAATTATGACAACAAAAGAATACACACGAGATTTACAAAAGTTATTTTTAGAAATGATGTTGCAGGACGCTGCCAGTTATGTGCGTGTTCAAAACATTTATAATCCCGAAAACTTTGACAGAAGTTTAAAACCTGCGGCCGAGTTTATCAAAAAACACAGCAACGATCACAAAACATTGCCTACCCTGGATCAGATTCAGGCGTCTACTGGAATAGAACTAAAACCGGTACCAGATTTAACTGAAGGACACTATGATTGGTTCATGCAGGAATTTGAAGGGTTTACTCGACGCCAGGAACTGGAACGTGCAATTTTAAAAGCAGCAGACTTATTGGAAAAGGGCGAATATGATCCAGTAGAAAAACTGATCAAGGATGCAGTACAAATAAGTTTGACCAAGGACATGGGCACAGACTATTTTGCTGACCCGGCATCGCGTATCAACAGATACTACAACTCAGGTGGACAAGTTTCGACTGGTTGGCCACAAATGGATCGATTGTTGTATGGCGGATTCAGTAGAGGCGAACTCAACATATTTGCCGGAGGATCGGGCTCAGGTAAAAGTCTTGTTATGATGAACATAGCACTGAGTTGGTTACAAGCCGGACTGTCAGGGGTTTATGTGACTCTAGAACTCAGTGAAGAATTAACTGCGTTGAGAACTGATGCCATGTTGACCGGAACTGGCACAAAAGAAATACGCAAAGATATTGATACAACCACAATGAAAGTGCGCCTGGTAAGCAAAAAGAGCGGACAGTATAGGATCAAAGCATTACCAGCACAGAGCACAGTAAACGATATTAGAAGTTACTTAAAAGAAGTACAAATACAAACCGGAATCTGTGTTGACTTTGTCATGGTTGACTACTTGGACTTGGTCATGCCTGTGAGTGTTAAAGTCAATCCCAATGATCAATTTATTAAAGACAAGTATGTGGCAGAAGAGTTGCGTAATCTAGCCAAAGAACTCAAC